TGGACTGTCGGTATCGAAGCCGCAAACTTTACCACTTCTCAGCGCACGCTTCTGGGGGGCGTAACTGAAAACGCCAGCGGCGGCGTGTTGCAGCTCTCCAGCGGTATTACATTCCCCGCCACCCAAGACGCGGCGACCAATGCAAACACGCTCGACGATTACGAGGAAGGTAACTTTACCCCCACCATTGTGGGCACCACCACCGCAGGGACAGGCACTTACACAATACAAGTCGGGCGACATACCAAAATAGGACGCTCGGTCAATATCCAGTTCCGCGTGCAGTGGAGTGCTCACACCGGCACCGGCAACATGACCATTCGCGGGCTGCCGTTTACAGCTTTAAACGTCACCAACGCACATGCGGCGGTGACTTTCGGCTACGTTGCCAACGTCGCATATACGGCAGGCGCTACGCCAATGGGGTTCATTTCCCCAAACACGTCGACGATCACGCTCCAACAAATGCCAAGCGGTGGCGGGGCAATGGCCGCTGTTCCGCTCGACGTCGCCGGCGATTACATCATCTCCGCAAACTATATAACGGCCTAATCATGCTAGAAAAACAAATCGCCATTGATCTGATTACCGTCACTGAAGATAACTCGGTGCAGGTGCGGCAAGTAAAACGGATACTTGAATACGGGGATGTTCTGTCCGAATCTTTTGATCGCTGGGTGTTATCCCCCGGTGACAATATAGATGACCAGACACCAAAAGTGCAGGCTATTTGCAACGCCGTTTGGCAATAAAGGAACTGTAGATGACAACGCTCACCCCAACACCCAAGCAGCAATTCCTTGATGCCAACGGCAACCCGCTTGTCGGCGGCAAGGTCTATACCTATGCTGCCGGTACTACCGCGCCACTGGTAACTTACACGGATGAGAGCGGCACAACGCCGAACACCAATCCGGTGATTCTGGCCGCCACGCTGGGCAAGTTTGCAATGATTCAATCAAACGGCACTAACTGGATCACCATGATGGCGAACTAACATGGCAGACGTAACCGTCCTTCTAACCCCAGTACCAGCAGCGTATACAACGTTCGCTGAGTACGTTGTCGCGGGTTATTGGGACGACGGTTATGTTGTCAGCTATGCCTGTGCTTACACCGTCACCGGCACCGCAGAAGTTTATCCCACTGGCGTATCTGCCACAGGTGCGGTTGGCACTGTAAGCGTTACTGGCACAGCGAACGTCTACCCCACTGGGGTAGTTGCCACGGGCGCAATCGGCACAGTCACGGTTGTGACAGATGTTGTGGTGTCAGTGACAGGCGTATCGGCCACAGGTGCGGTTGGCACCGTATCAGTAACGGCTGGCGCTAATGCTGATCCCACGGGCGTATCTGCCACTGGCGCAGTGGGTGCAGTTACGATCACTGGCACCGCAGAGGTCTACCCCACAGGCGTGCGTGCAGTTGGCGTCATTGGAGACGTCAATGTCTGGGGCATTATTGATGACAGCCAGACTCCCAATTGGACAGGCATTACAACACCGGGCGGCGCTTGGGTGGTTATCCCGGACGGGCAAATCCCAACATGGGCGAGTATTGATGACACTCAATTGCCGGTATGGACTAGCATCCCAGCAGCACCAGATGGCGGGTGGGCAGTTGTGCCTACACCCGTGTCTGCATGGGCGGTAATCAATGACACGCAAACGCCGGGATGGAATAATGTTTCAGATGCTCAGACCCCCGGTTGGGGTGCGATAAACGACACGCAAGTTCCGGGATGGACGCCGGTTAATGACGCACAAACACCGACGTGGACGGCGGTGCCGGATACTCAATCTCCAAATTGGCAGCAAGTAGCTGCATAAGGACAAAACATGGCAACTGCATATACATCGCTTCTTGGTCTGGCGCTTCCGGTAACGGGTGAGCTCGCCGGCACATGGGGCGAAGTGTAGCCATGTTGGTGTACAAGATTACAAATGCGATCAATGATCGGGTGTACATTGGGATCACGTCCGGCTCGTTGCAGAAGCGATGGCGAGAGCACAGGTGTGCTGCCAATAAACTCTCAGACAAGCCGCTTTACAGGGCGATGCGCGCCCATGGAATTGAGAAGTTTGCGATTGAGGAAATATATGCAGCGTCTTCAAAAGAAGATATGCGCGCAGCCGAAATTAGGTACATCGCAGAATACAAAGCTCACTGCAATGAGCGCGGATACAATCTTACCGATCACGGTTATAAATACGGCTCTATCGGGGTGTCGGTTGGTGAAAAGCGATACAACTCGGTGCTGACTGAAGAAATTGTAGGGTTCATCAGAAATCCAGAGCTTAAAAATATTTCTAACAAAGATATGCTCTTGATGGTTTCACAGCGCTTCAACTTTGCGGGCTCGCGTGATGCCGTGCGAGACGCTAGGCGCGGAGATACATGGGCGTATTTGAATGAAAAATATGCTCCAATCAAGTGCGGGCAAGGCGCACGAGTGCCACAACTGCACGGCGAAAAGAGGGAAGCCGCGTTAAAAACCTTGGTCACGCACCACTCAAATGCCATAAAAAAGGCGGCAGAAATGCGGGTTGGGAAGCGTGGAAAAAACGCAAAATTGTCTGTGGAAACAGTAAAGCAAATATTTTTTAATGGCGACACACTGGCGCAAACGGCACGAGACTTTGGAGTTAGCAAGAAAATGGTTTCGTTGATAAAACAGCGCAGGGCGCATGTGTATTTAACACAAGGACTTTAATATGGCTTCTTCGTATACGCCGTTGTTGGGGCTTGTTCTCCCGGTTACTGGTGAGTTGGCAGGAACGTGGGGAACGGTATGGAATGACTCAGGTACTTCGCTCCTGGACTCGGCTGTCTCTGGCACGACCACACTCAGCACTGACGCCGACGTTACCCTGACGACCACCACGGGTGCGTCTAACCAAGCCCGCCAAGCGATCCTGTTGTGCAGCGGCGCTCGCACCGTCTTGCGCAATATCACCGCCCCCGCACAGTCCAAGCTCTATGTGGTTATCAACAGCACCACCGGCGGCTTCGGCGTAGTGATTCGAGGTGTCGGCCCCACCACAGGCGTGACCGTGGCCAACGGCAAGACCGCCGTGGTTGTGTGGAATGGCACAGACTTCGTGGAAGTGGCCCCCGCAGTAGCAACAACAGCTACCAACCTCGCAGGCGGCGTCGCAGGCTCCCTGCCCTATCAGTCTGGCGCAAGCACCACCACATTCCTTGGCATCGGCACCGCTAACTACGTGCTGACCTCCACCGGCACCGCGCCCACATGGACGCTGAACACCGGCACAGGCAGTGTGGTGCGGGCTACCAGCCCCACGATTACAACGCCGACGATTACGACCTCTGCCACCGTGCCCTTGCTGATCGGCGGCACGGGCACGACCAGCACGCTCACCCTGCGATCCACCAGCGGTGTGGGCACAACGGGCGCGGACATCATCTTCCAGACCGGCAACAACGGCGCGACGGAAGCGATGCGGGTGCTGAACAATGGCCGAGTTGGGATCGGCACTAATGCGCCCACAGCGGTATTGCAAGTTGGGTCAGGAAGCATCACGCCCGCTCTTGCTTCAGGTATTGCAGTGCAGGCGCTATATCAACCAAATATAAATTTCCTGTCTCCGGCAGCCACGGCGGTCAATGCAACCATCAACATTGGGGACGACGTAACCAGCAGCTTGGTGGTGGTTAAATATGACTACACATCAAAAGAGCTGGCGTACAACAATCAAGCAGCTGGCGGGTATCAAACGTGGTTTACAAGCGGCACTGAACGCATGCGGCTTACCAACGGCGGCAACGTCGGCATCGGCACCAACATCCCCGACGCGTTACTGACCGTTAATACGATTGCCTCGTTTGGTGACGGCGCTGTTGGAACACCTTCCATTGCTCACAAAGGCGACCTTAACACTGGCTTCTGGTTTCCGGCTGCGGATACGATTGCTGCATCTACCGCAGGCTCTGAGCGCATGCGGATTGATACCGCAGGGCTTGTCGGTATTGGTACCGCCAGCCCTAGCTCCCCGCTGACAATCGGCACAGCCGCATCCATCCCCTTGCTCATTAATGGGCAAACGACCGGCGCCAGCTACATAAGCATCACAAACACGGGTGGCACTTATGTTGCCGGGGTAAATAACAGCGCAGGCTCGGCAATCGGAAGTGGACTCGCCTATTCCGCCCTTGTTGGTACAAACAGCGCAACGGCATTGCAACTGACTACCAATGGCAATGCCCGCCTGACCGTTGACAGCGCGGGTCTTGTCGGCATTGGCATAACGGCACCCAATGCAACCTTAACTGTCGCTAGAGCGTTTAACAACGGCTTGGCCATTGTTGGGTTGACTGATACGGGCGGCGCAAACAACTCGTATTTGAGTTTGTACAACCGATCAGACGCTTGGCTATACGCCACTGCCAAAAACGGCACTGGCACCATTCGTCCAATTCGTTTTGCGATCAATGATTTTGGCGATGCTACAACGGGCGTTTCATTGGCGCTGGAAACAAATGGCAACGTGGGGATTGGCACCACTACTCCAACTAACCTCTTGTCCCTTGGAGGCAATGCTGCCCGCACGATCTGGATGGAGCGGCACACTACAGCTAATACAGCAGGTAACAACCTGACATTGCAGTCAGGTGGTGCAACAAGTGGGGCAACCGATAAGACCGGCGGTGCGTTGCTGTTGAGCTCGGGCACAGCCACCGGCACAGGCACGTCGATCATTACATTCCTGACAGCGACCGCTGGGTCAACCGGTACTGTAGATAACGCTCCGGCAGAGCGTATGCGTATCAATTCTATTGGAAACTTGCTAATCGGGGGAACTACGCCGCAAGGGAGTACACGAGTCGAATTGCTTGGAACGAACGACGCGACTTCAACAATTTCGCTTTACCGATCAGATTCAGCGCGACGAGCGATTGTTGGTGCTGACTATATTGGTTCGTTCACAAACAACAGCTTTGATCTTTTTACAAACTCAATCTCAAGGCTGTCTATCACCGGCGCAGGCGTAGTCAGCATTCAAAATCTCACAGCATCGCAAGCTGTATTTACCGATGCCAGCAAGAATCTGGTTAGCAACGCGATTACTGGTTCGGGCTCTGTAGTGATGAGCACCAGCCCAACGCTGGTTACGCCTATTCTTGGCACGCCGACATCGGGCACACTGACCAACTGCACAGGATTGCCTGTGGCAACGGGCATCTCTGGCTTTGGAACAGGCGTTGCAACCTTTCTTGCCACGCCTTCGAGCGCAAACCTTGCCGCTGCTGTGACAGATGAAACCGGCACAGGCGCGCTGGTGTTTGCTACAAGTCCGACCTTGGTGACGCCGAACATCGGCGCGGCAACGGGCACATCGTTGGCTGCGACGGGCGGCACGGTATTAGTTCGAGCGGCGGCCACTCAAGACGGTGTACAACTTCAAGGGCGTGCAGGCGGAACAGGCTCTTGGGAGGTCGCAATCACGCCTACAACGCTGACGGCAGATAGAACGGTCACGTTGGCGGACGGCAACACGACGTTGCAAGCTGGCACGATGGCAGTTACTGGAACGGGACTTAACCAGTTTGCGGCCACTACTTCTGCTCAATTGGCAGGTGTCATATCGGATGAGACCGGCACAGGCGCGCTGGTATTTGGCACTAGCCCGACCTTCACCACCTCCGCCACCGCGCCCTTGGTGATCGGCGGCACGGCTACAACCTCTCCGCTGGCCTTGCGCTCGACATCTGGCGTGGGCACCACAGGCGCCGACATCATCTTTCAGGTGGGCAACAACGGCGCCACGGAAGCCATGCGGGTGCTCAACAGCGGCAACCTAGGGATTGGGACGGCTACGCCTGGTTATCCACTGCATCTGAGCGGAACTACAGTGGGGGCCATCCGCTACGGCGCCGCGGGTAATACGGATACGACTGCCGGAGCAGGGGCTGGGTGGGCAGCGGTACATTCAGGTATTTCGACGGTTTTGACTGCGCGATCTGATCTGTCTTTAGGCCAAGTCGGCACCTTCTCTAATCACTCCTTAGCGTTTTATGTAAACACCACTGAGCGCATGCGGATCGACAGCGCAGGCAATGTGCTGTTTGATAAAACCGCAGCCAATCTCGGCAGCACAGGTATTGAACTTAAGCCCGGTGGTTTTGCTCAATTTACGGGAAACTTGGCAACCACCAATGAGCTGGTGAACTTCAACAACATCAATGCCGGCAACATTGCTTACGACATTGCCTTCAGGCAGCAAAGCACCATTGTCGGCTCCATCCGCACCAACAGCGCCTCGGTGTCCTACAACACCACCTCCGACTACCGCCTGAAAGAAAACGTGACCCCGATAGCGGGCGCACTGGCGAAAGTGGCCGCCCTCAAACCCGTGACCTACACGTGGAAAGTGGACGGCGAATACGGCGAAGGTTTTATCGCCCACGAACTGCAAGAGATTTGCCCCTTGGCAGTCACGGGCGAAAAAGACGCAGTGAGTGAGGATGGCAAACCCGTGCATCAAGGCATCGACCCGAGCAAGATCATCGCGCTGCTAACCGCCGCCATCCAAGAACAACAAGCTACGATCACTGCATTGACCACCCGTATTGCAGCCTTGGAGGCTAAATAATGAACGCACAAATCATCGCAGCATTGGCTCGCCATATTCTTACGGCGGTTTCAGGTGGGTTGTTTATCAAGTACGGTGTGGATGGCGGCGCGGCTGAGGCTATCATCGGCGGCGCGTCGGCGCTGGCCGGTGTAGGCTGGTCGATTTACGACAAGAAGAAGGGTGAGTAATATGGCTGTGACTTATACATGGGTGTTTAACCCGCTGGATGTGAAGCTGTCTGAGGATGGCTTGACCAATGTGGTGTATAACGTGAATTGGCGCTTGATCGGCACTGACGGCACGTACTTGGCCAATGTGTATGGCTCTGTTGGTGTGCCCGCTCCGTCGCCCGCAGCCTTCACACCTTACGATCAGCTTACTGAATCGATGGTGCAAGGCTGGGTGGTAGATGCCTTGGGAACCGAACAAGTGGCCCAATATGAGACAAGTATCGCCGCTCGAATTGCTTTGCAGCAAAACCCGGTTGATGCGTCCCTTTCACCTCCTTGGAGTAACACATGATTAAGCTCGAACTGTCTATTGAAGAAACTCAACTCGTTCTGGTGGGCCTGTCCAAGTTGCCCTATGAAGCTGTTGCTGCTGTAATCGAAAAGATTAAAGAGCAAGCCCAGCCTCAAGTGCAACCTGCGGAAGAACCCGCAGCAGAGTAAGCAGTACAATGGCGGTGAGCGGTCCGGCCTGCTCACCGTCGTGCAGTCAGCCGTGCCAGTGGGACTAAACTTCTACGATCACGGACTGACAAGTGAAAGAAAACTTCGACAAGGCGTTTGCCAAGCTCATCCGGCATGAAGGGTCTTATGTAGACCATCCGGCAGACCCAGGCGGTGCCACAAATTTAGGTGTCACTCAGCGCGTCTGGGAAGAGTGGGTCGGCCATACTGTCGACGAGAAGACCATGCGCGGGCTCACCCCGGAGATGGTCAAGCCGCTCTATAAGCGCAAATACTGGGATAAAGTCTGCGGCGACGATTTGCCTGCCGGCGTGGATTACTGCGTGTTTGATGCCGCAGTGAATAGCGGCCCCGGGCGTGCGATCAAATGGCTTCAGCAATCGCTGGGCACAACCCAGGACGGTGCCCTTGGCCCCAAAACACTCGCCGCGGCTAAAGCCGCCGACCCACAACTTCTCGTCGTTGGCTATAACGCCGTTCGCCTCGCCTTCTTGCAAGACCTTCCCACATGGAACACCTTCGGCAAAGGCTGGGGACGACGCGTGGCTGAGGTCAAACAAGACGCTGCGACCATGACTGCATAAGGAGGCATTGTGCCGCTAAAGAAATTGGTTTTGAAGCCGGGGTTAAACAAAGAAAACACGCGATACACCACTGAAGGCGGTTGGTATGACGGTGATAAAGTACGGTTTCGTTCCGGCTCACCCGAAAAAATAGGCGGGTGGGAGCGTATCTCATCGAGTACGTTTTTGGGTGTATGTCGTAGTTTGTGGAACTGGATTACGCTGGCCAGCCTGAATCTGATGGGTGTGGGCACTAACCTCAAGTTCTACATCGAGTCTGGAGGTAACTACAACGACATCACGCCTCTGCGGCTAACGGCTACGCTGACCAACCCCTTCACGGCTACGCTCAGTTCTTCCGTTATTACGGTGGCGCATACGGCGCACGGAAGCGCTACGGGCGACTTTGTGACCTTCAGCGGGGCTACCGGGCTGGGCGGCAATATCACTGCGGCGGTATTGAACAAAGAATACCAAGTCACGGTAGTGAGCGTGAATAGCTACACGATTACGGTGGCGGCCACAGCAATCGCAGCAGACGTAACTGGCTCACCGGGTGGCGGAGCTGCGGTCTCAGCGGCATATCAGATTGATTCAGGGCCAGCGTTCTCCGTGCCGTTGGTGGGCTGGGGCGCTGGCTCCTGGAGCAGTGGGTCATGGGGCCTTACTTCTGCAACGGATAGCATGCGCCTGTGGAGCCAGAATAACTTTGGCGAAGACTTGATCTTTAATCCACGCGGCGGCGGTATCTATTATTGGGATGCGTCGAGCGGATTGACCGCTCGGGGTGTGGCTTTGTCGTCTTTGTCTGGCGCCTCCAGTGTGCCAACCCTTGCCAACTTTATATTTGTATCCGACATCAGCCGGTTTGTATTTGCTTTCGGCACGACTGATTATCTGTCATCGGCGTTTGATCCCCTGCTGGTGCGCTGGTCAGACCAAGAAAGCGCTGTGAATTGGACGCCTTCGGTCACTAACCAAGCGGGCAGTGTGCGGCTGTCTCACGGTTCGGAGATTATCTCCTGCCTGCAAGCCCGACAAGAAGTTATCGTATGGACGGATTCGGCTCTATACGCACTGCAATATCTTGGCGCTCCGGATGTGTGGGGATCGCAGCTTATGGGCGACAACATTTCCATTGCAGGGCCAAACGCTATGGCACTTGCTAGTGGGGTGGTGTACTGGATGGGGATCGACAAGTTCTATAAATACAGCGGGCGAGTTGAGACTTTACGCTGCGACCTTCGCCAGTATATCTTTGATGACTTCAACTCCCTGCAACGCGCACAGGTATTGGCCGGCACTAACGAAGGCTTTAACGAAGTCTGGTGGTTTTATTGCAGCGATAGTTCCACGACCAATGACCGGTACGTTGTGTACAACTACAGCGAAGATATTTGGTACTACGGCACGATAGCACGCACCGCATGGATCGATAGCGGGCTGAGATCAAACCCTGTAGGAGCCACGTATCTGGGCAACCTCGTCAATCATGAAGTAGGCGTAGACGACAACTCAACAGGCACGTTGGTAGCGATTGAGTCCTACATCACCTCTGCGGAATTTGACATCGACGACGGCCATAATTTTTCGTTTATCTACCGAATGTTGCCGGATGTGACCTTCCGAGGCTCTACAGCGGCCAGCCCCAACGCGACCATGTATTTGCTGCCGATGACCAACTCTGGTTCTGGGTATAACAATCCTGCCTCGGTGGGCGGCAGCAACTCGGCAGTAGTTACGCGAATCGCTACGGTGCCGATTGAAGAGTTCACCGGGCAGGTGTATACCCGCGTTCGAGGCCGTCAGATGTCGATCAAGATGGAAAGCACCGGGCTAGGCGTGCAATGGCAGCTTGGCTCCCCACGAATCGATATCAGACCTGATGGCCGCCGTTGATATGTATACCGATACTAGCGCGTATGGTAAATTACCGGCTCCTATGTTTTGGAGCACTGTCATGCCTCGTTTTATTGATCGGACTGGACAACGTTTTGGGAAGTTGGTCGCGCTTGAGCGCATCGGAACGGACGCTTTAAAAAAAGTTCTTTGGCGCTGCCGATGTGATTGCGGGAACGAAGTTAGTGTTGTGGCCGGGTCATTAGTTACCGGAAATACGACTTCTTGCGGCTGCCTTATTCCCAACTTCAAACATGGCGGTTGGAACAAATCGTCGTACAACACATGGCGCGCCATGATGCGAAGATGCTACAACGCTAGAGACAAAGACTTTAAACGCTATGGATCTGTTGGGGTGACTGTTTGTTCAGAATGGCATGACTACAGCAACTTTGCCGCTGATATGGGTGAACCAGTGGGCACTCAGACCCTTTATCGAATTGCCGCAAATGGCGACTACACCAAAGACAACTGCCGTTGGGCTACTCCGACAATCCAAGCCAGAAATATTCGAGTCCGCAAAACGAGTAAATCTGGGTATACCGGAGTGCATTTGCGCAAGGGTAGGTGGTATGCCGAAATAACACACCAAAAGAAAAAGCACTATTCTCGGGTTTGTAACACTTTAGAAGAAGCCGTTGCCGCCCGCAAAGAACTTGAACGCATACGCTGGGGGGTAGCGTAATGGCACTCGTTGAAGCTCGCCTGCCCGCTGTGCCCAGCCTGCCTCTAGGCCCGGTGCAGTACGACAGGCAATACGTTGACCAGCTTAATAACGTGCTGCGTCTGTACTTTAACCAACTTAACAATGTAGTGGGGAAGCTCGTGGCAAACCAAGGCCCATACGAAGTTTATTTTAGCGATAACGGCGTTGATGCGTTTGGTCGGCTGCGGGTGAGCAACCCCTTCACACTGTTTGATAGCCAAAACAGATACGCTATAGACAATCAGTTCGACACGTCGACAGCCACTGGCGGCACAGCAACCTATCTGAGCAATGAAAGCTCGGTGTCGTTGAATACAACCACCAGCTCCGGCAGTGAAGTAATCCGCCAGACCTACCGCGTGTTTCCGTATCAACCCGGCAAAGGGCTGACGGTACTTGCCACCTTTGTCATGGCGGCGCCGCAGACAAACTTGCGCCAGCGGGCAGGCTACTTCAATACAGCGAACGGCGCGTTCCTCCAGCAGAACGGCACTACAGTCTCGTTTGTCCTTCGGTCAAACTCTTTGCCGACGCCAGGCACGCCAAGCGACGTTCGCACAGTCAATCAAGCTGACTGGAACGTGGATAAAATGGACGGGACCGGCCCAAGCGGGCGCGTGCTAGACCTGACCAAGAACCAGATTCTGTACATGGACTTTGAGTGGCTGGGTACAGGGGATGTTCGCTGCGGATTCTATGTGGATGGGCGGCCTCAGATATGCCACATCTTCCACAACGACAACGAGCAGACTGCTGTGTATATGCAGACAGCCATCCTGCCGGTGCGGTATGAGATCACCAATACGGGAGCGACCGGCTCTGCGTCATCGATGAAACAGGTCTGCTCCTCGGTTATCAGTGAGGGCGGCTACGAGGCAACATCAATTGACCACGTGGCGCGACGCACCACAGTATTGGCCTCGATTGGTACGACATTCCTGCCGCTGGTCTCCATCCGGCTTGCGTCCACGGCGCTCGGCGCAGTCGTATTGCCGAACCGAGTACAGGTGTTGCCGACGACCAGCCAGAACTACGAAGTTGCGTTGTTTAAAAACGCGACGCTGACAGGTGCAAGCTATGCCGCAGTCAGTTCGGATGCCAACGTGGAGGCTGACGTAAGTGCCACGGCCATGACAGGAGGCACCATCGTTCAAACGGACTACGTAACGACCAGCGGTAGTGGCGGAGCGGGGATTCTGGTAGCGCCCACCGGGTACAACTTTGACTTGCAGTTGGGCGTGTCGTTGGCGGGCGTCAGTGACATTTATACAGTCGGCATCCGAACAGTATCCGGTGCCACCACGGGCGATGCCGTAGGCTCGCTGTCGTTCTACGACCTGACTCAGTGAGATAGATATGTCGGAATATGATGATGGCAGTGCGGAAAGACAAGCAGCCGCATATCGAGCAATGGGGTACGAGTGGGTAGAGGGCGGAGAAGGTGGAAGTTATACATATACCGGACGATCTCTTCTGCCCCCGGTTGAGCCTCCTACATTACGTGTAACTCCGGGCATGACGGAAGCGCAATTACAAAAACTAACGACACAAACTCCAATTACAAAAACTAGATTTGTTGAAACAGGCGAAGGTGGGTATGAAACTTATGATTACTACGACCCAGCAAGCCAAGCCAAGCAACTGTTGGCGCAGCCCGCACAAGTAAGCACCGACTATATTCGTAATAACTTTCCTTCATTGGCTCAGTTGCCCCAATCGGTGTTGAATCAAATGGGGCAAGACTGGCGTACCGCATACGCGCACATCGAGAAGATGCCGGCGCAAAATCCCAGCGGCTGGTGGGGAGGTGCGGGCGGCAAAGAAGGGTTTGTTCTGGTGCCGGGAAAAAATAGCCAAAGGAGCGAGACTGGTCAACCAGAACTCCAAGTGGGCGGAAATAATGGCATGTTTGCAGAGGCGTTGCCTTACGTCATCTACTCGCCAGAGTACGGGCTGGGCGTGCCGCAAGCGGGGATTCGCCCGTATGACGACGGGTTTAGTTTCTTGGACTTTGTGGGCGCAGCGGCTCCGGGGATTGCGCTCTCAACCATTTTAGGCCCGGCAGGGTTTGGGCTGTCTTTGCCTGCGGCTGGGGCGGTATCGGGGGGCTTTAATGCGCTACTGAATGACGGCAATGTGCTCAAGGGCGCATTGACCGGAGGCGCATTAGGAGGTCTTGGGCAGGTGGCCGCCCCTGCACTGAACTCGGCAGTCGGGGCTACTGGGTTGACTGGTGCCGCAGCAGACGCGGTAAAAGCAGGAGCCTTGGCCGCAGGTAAAGCCGCAATTACGGGTGGCGATCCCTTGCAAGCTGCACTGGTGGCCGCAACGGGGGCCGGGGTAGGTAGCACTGTAGCAAGTGCAGATGCGCTGAAAGACCTTGACCCGACTGTCGCAAAGGCACTGACCGCAGCCGCATCTGGAGCGGCAAGGGCGGCAGTAGGCGGGGGCGATCCGGTAACGGCGGCTCTGACAAGCGCAATTAACGCCGGAACAAAAGCGATAACAGGTGCAGCTCCCGAGGCTACTGCAAGCGCACCCGCATCTACGACATCTACGCAAGATATTCTGTCGCAACTCGGCGCGCAAGAAACAGAGGCGCAACAATTACAACAAATCTTAGCCGATGCTGGCATTGCGCCTGAGCAACGAGGTTTGCTGGCGGGCGATTACAAACAAGAAGACGTTGGCGATGTGTTGGCACGCGGAGCGGAGTCAGCGCTTGGTGCGTTGGTTCCGTCTGCACAAGCCTCTGGACAAGACCGAGTGGTATTGCCGCAACCTACAGAAGCAGGGGGCGCACAACCTTCTGACTACAAATACTTCTTTGACGTAATGAGCAAAGGCGACCCGCAGGCTGCTTATGCGGGTTTATCTGCCGACGAAAAGGCAGCCGTAGATCGTGCGGGACAAGAGTTTCAGGCAAGTTCGGAAATCCGGAAAGGGGACTTGTTATCGGCATACAAATCCGGCGAACTCACGCCTACAGAGACTCCCACAGAATCGTGGATTGATCGCGGCATGCTGGGCGCAGAATCGCCAGCGTCAATGCAAGATATTTTGGGCGTATTGGGGCAGCAGCAAACGCAACAGGAGGCCATGCAGAAAGCCTTATCTGATTATGCAAAGCCGGA